GGTATAGTTACCCTCATATTCTGTTTTGCTCTCATCTTTGCCGATGCCGAAGGTAGTATCAACATAGGTAAATTTGGCTATGCAGGTATTGGCTCATGGGTTACCCTGATAATCCAATTTTATTTTAGGAAGAATCCAACCAATATAGGAGGTAAGTAATGGGCTGTAAATGTGCCAAATGTGGTAAGCCAAAAGACTGTGGAGAGGAATTATGTCCAGAATGTCTTATAAAGGAAATGAATAAGGAGGTAAAAAATAATGGTTAAGAGATGGATAGCTGGAGCAATTAAACGAAAGGGTGCCTTACACAAGGCATTAGGAGTCCCAAAAGGCAGGAAGATTCCAGCCGCCAAGTTGGCTAGAGCTGCCAAAGCCAAAGGTAGATTGGGTAGGCAAGCTAGACTAGCCCAGACATTAAGGAGATTGCCTAGAGCTAGAGGAAAGAGAAGTAGGAAATAGGTGTGACAAAATTTGATGCCTTTGCTTCCCTTATTAGGGATAAGAGGAAGTTTATAGAAACTTTACTAGTTATTGAGGATAAGAAGAGGAATAGAATTCCTTTTATCCTTAATCCAATACAAGCGGATATGGAAGCCACAGAAACTGGCAGAGATGTCTATGTCAAACCTGCTCAGGTTGGCTGGAGTTCCGAGCGGCTTGCTAGTAGGCTAATAGATACCATCACCACTCCTGGTACCAATACTATTCTAATTGCCTATGAGGAACACATCACCCAGAGATTATTGGATAAAGCCCAATTTTTTTATAGGATATTGGATTCCCTGGGTATTCCAGGTTTTCCAACTCTCCATCATGATTCAGCCTATGAAAAAACCTTTCCTAGTATCCATAGCTCAATGTATATCAGTTCTGCCAGGAGTTATGTGGCAGGTAGAGCAGAAACCATCCACCACCTTATCTGTGATGAATATGCCTTTTGGGAACCTGGTGCCACTGAGCGGATATTAGCACCAGCCTTGGATAGAGTTCCCATGCCTCCATTTGGCACTATTGACATTGGCTCCACTCCCAACGGTGAGGATAACCCTTTCCATGATGTTTATATTATTGCTAAGGAAGGTAAGGCGTATGGCAAATCCACTTTCACTGCCCATTTCTATTCTTGGTTTATGCATCCAGAATATAAATTGGATAAAGATAGCATAATAGCCCTACCAGGTGATAGGGAGGCTGTGCTAGACCTAAATCTGGATGAGCAATATTTGGTTGATAACTACCACCTGACCTATGACCAAATCCGCTGGAGGCGATACAAAATTGTGGAGATGGAAAGCCTGAGAAGGAATGGGGAAATTAGGCGAATGTTTGCCCAGGAGTATCCGGAGGACGATGTTAGTTGTTTCCTGGCTACTGGCGATTCCTTCTATGATGTGGAGTTATTAAATGAAAAAGGTAGAAACTGCTATCCAGCAAGTGGCCATCACAACCACGCTGAAGTTTGGTATCCTCCACAAGACGGAAAGGAATACTTAATATCCATTGACCCTGGTCAGGCTAAAGTTAGCCAAACTGTTATGGTAGTACTAGCATTTGAGGATAATGTGCCAAAATATTGTGCCAGGGCTGCTGGCTTATGGACATTGGAAATTACTGCTGATATGGCTAAAGAACTGGCTAGGTATTACAATAATGCCGTGATAACCTGGGAAGCTAATTCTCATGGATTAGGTCTGGCTCCATTATTAAGAGAATATCCTAACCTATATTACCGAAAGGATGTGGTTAGTGGCAGACAATCCTCTGAGTTAGGATGGTATACCAGTGGTGGTAGGACTGGCACCAAAGATTTTATGCTGAATACCATGATGAGGATGCTGCCAAAAATGATTGTCCATGACATTGAGTTTATTAGCCAATGCCGCAACATTAGACAGGCTGGTGATAAAGTAGTGGCGGTTGGTATGGATGACATCCATGATGCTGTGGCTGTTGGATTAGTTTGCCGAGACAGCCGTCCAGTTGTCCGAGGTTTTGTAGGAAGTAGTGGCTACAAATGGTAAAAATGTGGAAAGGCATAAATTGGAAGGAGATATTTAATAACCAAAATGAAATCCATGCCTTTGAGCTAGGAATATCTGAGGTTATCTGCCCAATGAAGGCTAGATTTCCAATGCCAATGAAATATGAGAATCCATTGGAGGAGGAGTATCATTATTACATGGTTGGTAGAGTTTTTGGCATTCTGTTTTGGCTGGTAGTAATAATAGGAGGAATAATATGGCTAAAGTAATGCGAGCAGGTGATATAATAGAGGAATGCGGTAGCCTGGCCAAATTTTGGAATACTCGTAATAGGCAATTTGAAAGGTGGTATGATATACTGCTATTGACCAACAACCTAAAGCAGGAAGAAATGGAATCTGTAATTTCCAATGACCCGAGAACAGCCTATGACCTAGCCATGAGATTACTTACCTCCAGCACCATTGCCCACAAAATTCCACTTGAAGGATTAAACAAAGCCGAAATTGGTGATACCTCCTACCTGGAAAGATATGTGGATACTCATTGGAACAGGATAGAGAAAAAGCATAGGAGAATGGGTAGACAATCCTGGCTCCGTGAATTCATTGGATTTATGCTGGCTATTGGCTGGTATTCTATTTTTGCCTGGGCAACAAATACCGACCTCATTGCCGAGATTTGGAATCCAGCCAATGTCTATCCAGAATTTGATAACGAAATTGGTTTAACCAAATGTGTCCACATCTACACTATCGGTGCTGAGGCCGCCAATAGAAAGGCTAGGAGTAGTGGTTGGTCATTAAAGTATCCAATTAAAACACAGACCAAACTCTATAATTATTGGAAGATAGATGAGTTTGGGATGGTAGCCAATGCCATAGTGCTTGGCACAAATTTGGTAAAACCGTTAACACCATTGACCAAATCCGAGCAATTTGCTGATATTATACCAATCTTTGTATCACCAATAGGTGGTCTCCCAGACCGAGGAGCTATAAAATCCTCTATGGATTGGCAAAACCATTGTGGAGAAAGCATTATTGCCGTCAATGCTGAGGAATATAATAACCACAATAAATTATTGACCTTTGCCCAGCAGTTGGTTAGAGATACTGCCAACCCTAGATGGTTTGAACAGACCCGTAGTAGTCAGGGTATCCTCCAACCAGAAACCATATTTAAGCGAGGTGCTATATTCCGTGGCACCCCAGATGAAAATGTGACTGCATTACCAATGCCTGCCATCCCAATAGAACTCAGGACACTGGCTTTTGATTATGACAACCGCATACAGAGAGGTAGTTTTTCTTGGGCTTTGGCTGGCAATATCCAACAGCAGATGAGTGGTTATCTCCTATCCCAGATTGCTGCCACAGCCATTGGCATTATAGCTCCCTATGTCAAAGGTCTTTCTGTTCTTTCCGATGTGGATAACTATTGGTATCAAGAGATTAAGAATAGGCACCTCAATATGTATGGCTTCAAGATGCCAGCCAATATACCTGATGATATTGAATTCCAGGTGGATTGCAATATCAATGTGCCAGGCAGTATAGTCCAGAAAGCTACCTTAGCCAGAATGCTTGACCCAACCTTTGAGCTGGATTTTGCTACCACAGCCGATATGCTATTCCCTGAAATTAAAGACCCTGTAGCTGTGCAGGCAAAGGTTAATAGAGACCGAGCCATGACCAATGAAATTGCCCAGATGTTGGCACTGGTATCAGCCTACCGAGAGGAGGCGGCTATCTATAAAGAGGCTAAGGATACTGTAACTGCCGACCTATTCACTAAGGCTGCTGATGCTATCCAAGCCCAAATTGGTTTGGCTCCGACCAGACCAGCTGGCGGAGCTGAAAAACCAGTTACTCCTAGCAGGGAGGTTATGCCAAAAGAGGAAATAACTCCAACAGAAACTTTGGGAGCTAAAGCTGGTTATGGAGTGTAATCACTATGAGTGGTCAAATTCTAACGAGTGCAAAACATCGCTACACCCATTGTAGTAAGAAGTGTGCAGTAGATGATAGGCGGAGCAATCTAGTGAGATTTTTTAGCTTTGATTGGCTTGAGTTAGGATAGAAGGAGATGAGCAATGCCAAATGGATTTGAAACCGAACTGAAGAAGTGGCAGGGTATTGGCAACCAGAGTGTTGCTGATATTACCTCACTTGAGGCACAGATGAAACTGCCAGCCAGGATATCTCCC